AGTTATCTCATTCCCATCTTTATATAATTTAATGTCTTTAGCCATAAGTCCTTTTATTAGTTTTCTTCTTCTTCGTCAATATCTTCGTCATCTAAATCTTCGTCAAAATCTTCTTCTTCATCAATATTGTCATCTTCTTGATCTCTTAACTCTGCAAGTAAATCTTTTATTTCCTCGCACATCAAAGATTCTTTATCGTGCAGTTTTTCTACACTATTTATCTTTTTTTCTATTTTATCAATTATTTTATCTTTGTTCATAATATCTCCTATGGAGTTCCAGCTTGGAACTCGTAAGTACACCTAATAGTCATTCTTATACCACCTATCGGAAACAATGTACCCTCGTCTGTTTCTACAGATATAACTTCTGTGTCAAGTGCATTACCACTTCTTGTAATATCAGATTCTAAAGCACTTTCAATAGCAGTAATCAACTCATTTCTTTTTGTATCAATATTAACTTCTGCACCTTTTACAAATCCTAATATAAGAAAATCAATAGTGCCAATTCTTGTTTTTGCACCATCTCCTAGTTCTTGATCTTCTCTTGTTTCCTCAGATGTTTGTACTATTACTGCTGGATATTGTTTATCTGATAATTCATCTAGTTGAAAAGGTTGTCTAGTAGCTTTTTTTATATCAGGACTTGATATGGCTGATATAACTGTAAGTAGGTTAGATGCGATATTTTCTCTTTTACTCATATTGCTTTCTCAAATTGTTGTTTTACAAATCTATTGAATTGCTTACTTATAATCTTTTCTGTTCTATCGTTAAAGCCAAAAAACTCTCTTTTTGGTTCATTTAATACTTGATTAAACAATGCTCTTTGAATCATTTGTGAATTAGAAAAACCAACTGTTATTTTATTTTTTCCTGATTTTCTTACAGTTCTTGGACTTGGTGTTAATGCACCTAACATTCTACCTGTATCGAATAAATCAACATTAGTTCTTTTACCCTCTCTTTGTAATTTTTTTAAATAACTATCAGAATATGGTGCAAATTTTCTATCTCTAAAATCTATTCCTTTTTGAGTTTTGGTTCTAATAATATCAAGTAATTGAAAACCACCTTGTAATATTCCTTTATCAATAATTTTTGGAAATTTTCTCTCTAATCTTTTAAATCGTTTCTCAATAGCTCTAGAGTTATTACTAATCTTAACACTTAAAGCCATTATCTATTCAATCGTCTATATCCATGTAAAGGTTCTCTTTCATTAGATACGATTGACCCATCTGCTGTTGAATCATACTCAACACCATCTTCTAGTATTGATCTAAATTCTCTATTATATTCTGACATATAATATTCACCCATTCTTTCAAATCTATCTTTTTCTGTTTCAGGTCTAAATTTAGTTAATGCTGGTAACAAGAATCTTCCAAGAAATAAATATACACCAGCCCTTTCAAACTGATCTAAATTAACTTTTGTGTTTTCCATTTCAACAGTATTCAAAACTGTGATGTCTGTATAAACATTTGTTTTATAAGTTGGAAACCACTCTATTCGTAATTGTCTTAGAATATCATTTGTTGTTTGTGCAAAATAATTTGTAGCTTCTGTAGAACCTGATGCAATACCAAAATCAAAAACATCAGGTTGATATTTAGTTACATCACTTGCTGTTATAACATTTGCTCCTGTAAAATTAGCCATAACATTTACCTATAAACCAATCTACAATCTTTTTAATTTTTTTTTTTAGTTTTTTTAACATTCTTTTTTCTCTTTGGTTTTAATTGTACTACTTTATCAGTAATGTCTTTTATTGTCGCCT